TCAATTATCGGTTTTCTGGTTCAGCTTTTTCACTTCGGATTCAATCATTGCGTCAAGCCAATCCAGGTCAGCGTCAAAGCCCCGGTCATTCAGGAACTTCTTCACCCACGCCTTACGGTCAGTACCCATCTTCGTACCCTGGATAACCTGTTCGGCGGCAGACACCGCAATCTTGACCCAGAAAAGGGCCTGATTCATCTTGTCCGCACCGACCTTCGCAGTCATATAGGGCCAGACCTTGTAGACGATAAGGCCAACCGCCACCGTAATAATGGCTCCAAACAGAGTAGTCAAATCAATCATCCTAATGCACCTTCACTTTCATCAGTATTGTTTATATCCACACCATCTTTGATGATGGGAATATCTTTGTAGATATATTGCAGCTTGACAAGGTTTTCCACCTTAGCCTTACTGAAATAGAACCCAATACCCGTAGCCGCTTCGGCGGCTAGGGTTCGTATCAGGTCACTCAGCGGGGATAAATCCAGCGTTCGCCACACCATTACACAGGTGAAAAGTATCACAGCGAAGTTCGCTATAGCTATCACCAGCATAATAAGTTTGGAAAATTCCCGCTTCTTACGCTTGCGTGGTATACTCAAGGCAAATCCAGCCCCTTCCATCAGCCAGCCGCCCAAAGCCGTTCAGGATTTCGGTAATCTGGTAAACGCCCTTGTCCTGGATAACATCAACAACTCGGTACGTTGTACCAGCCCCGGCCCGGACGTTCAGTGCATTTGCGGTTACTCGCACCTTGCCGACAATGACAGCGGACGCATTTTTCAGAGCAGCTTCCAGGGCAGTTTTGGAAGCATAGCCATATATGCCATCAGCAACCAGCTTCTTATCAGACTGGAATTTCCGCAGAGCGGCACGGGTGTTATAACCGAAGGTACCGTCTGCCCCATCCTTGCCGCAGCTGTAGCCCAGCTTGATAAGCCCTTCCTGCATGGTCTTTACCGCCGTACCCTTGTCACCCATGCTGAGAATGTCCCCTCCTGCATTGGTGGTGGGTGTGGAATGGGAGGACTCGGTGTATGTGCCGAAGGTGGTCATTGCTTTCTGGGCCTGTCCGTACCAGAAAGATTTGTAGTCACGGGTGTCAACGTGGACGAAATGACCGTCCTTGTCCGTCTCATACAGGCCGATACCCTTAATGTCGATACTTTCGGCATACTGGGCAACGACCCTAGGGGTCACGCCCTTCACCACAATGTCGGCAGCGTCACCTTTTGTGTGGCGGGAGCCTGTAGCACCTCCAACGCCCTTGTTGTGTGTGAGACAACGATAGCCGCTTGTAACGGTCACAGGTACGCCGAAATGGTCACGAATCTTCTGTAGCAATGTAATGAGATCAAGGTTGATAAGTACCTCTGTACAGCAACCTACGCCGTGACAGGCCATGTCAGCAACGGTGAAATTGGTGGACAGCTTCGTGGTACTGCCCTTCTTGTATGTCTTATAGTTTCCCATAGGGGTTACGCTCCTTTCTGTTCAAGGTCAGCGATACGATGATTGATGACCTTGATTTGCTCCTGGACAACAGGCATAGACTCAGAAAACAGTTTGGCATAATGGTTATGCTCCTTAATGTCCTCCTTCATTTCCTTCACCTGTTCCTGGAAAACGGCTTGTTGAATTTCAAGGGTCTTCTCAACCTTGTTGGTTGCCGTGATATAGCTCACGAAAACGCCCACCAGGGTAATGACCCCACTGATAAGTCCGACAATGACGGTATCACTCATTTGCGGCCTCCTTTACGGATGTAACAGGCTTGTCCGGGTAGACCACATCATAAGGAAAACCGGGCTGAGTAGTCAGGTCACGCAACGCCTGACGGTATACGGCCCACTCACCGTTAGCCGCATTACGCAGAACGGTGAACAGGGATTTCACAGCCCCCAGGAGGGAAGCCGTAGTGACAGTCTCAGGAATGTCAAATCCCAATCTGTCCATCACCATTTCCCGGTCAGATTCCGTCAAGAGATAGTTTCTGAGCCGTCTAACTTCCTCCGCAGCAGAATCATAATCCTGCTTTTTGGCAAGAGTCAGCCATTCGTCAAAGTGGTCACGGACGTTCTGTTCCAGGCTTTCGGTGAACTGAGTAGTGGTGATATATTCATCAGCTTCCCAACATTCACCTTCCTCTACAGGAACAGCCTGGATATTTTCACGGAGTCTCACAGATGCACGACCAAAGCCCAGAGTGATAACCTCGACTTCATCAGGCCGCACAGAGTACATTGTCTTTTGCCGCATAAGAAATAACCTCCTTGCATTTCTTTATGGAAACGTGAGGATAAACCCACTCTTTCCTAAAGTTGTAGCTATTGCAATGTTTCAAAATGCCCATATAACTGACCACACCAGCGGCGGTATGAGGGGTCAAATACTGTCCTGCTTTTCGTATTTTCCGGCTGATTCTGTACATCAGGCCCTTTGCTAAGATTGTAAATCCCCTAAAGAATCTGTATGACAGGAAGGTGATACCTCTCAGCCTAATTCGGAATAGTTGCCAGGTGTGTTTGATACGCATACCCAACAGGGCAACGTGGGTTATCAGCCAGTATAGAGCCTTTCGCAAGTGACGTTTGTTATTGCTCACCATGCTAATATCATCCATGTAGCGAACGAATTTCACATCAGGGAATAAAGTACACAACTGTTGGTCAATCTCCATCAGGGCTACATTGGCGAACCAGTGGGATGATGGATGACCTATAGCAATTCCTACCCCTGTATTGCTCATGCTTGCTAGAATCCTTCCAGCAAAGGCCACGAACCGCTTATCTTTGAAAATCCTACGCAAGCCCTTCAAGATGACCTTGTGTGGGATTGTGTCGTAAAATTTCCGAATGTCGGAGATAGCCCCGTATTTGAAAGACTTCTTCGTGCCAAGCCAATGTTGCAGGGCTTGTACAGCCCGACTTTGACCCGCACCAGGGATAGAACCACAGTTATAGTAATAGTTGCGCTTTTCGATATAAGGGGTTGCTATGTTCAACCATGCGTATTGCACAGATTGGTCGAGTAGACAGGGGATTTTCAAATTCCGCTCCTTACCTTTGTAAGAATCGTGAATCGTACATTCTCTGTTGGGACTAGGAACCCAAGCGTCATTTTTGAGCGTGTCAGAGAGAATTTTACCGTATCGTTCGGCGTGTGCGCCGATGTGCTTTGCCATCTTATTGTCAGACTTGTTCTTCGCCATAAGACGTTCAGCTTCGATACAGTTCTCCTCACTGACGAACCGCTCATATATAAAACCTACTCTTTTAGGCATAACATACCTCTCTCTCGCCTGAACGGACATTCGAGAATAAACCTACTAGCCCGTTTCCCTACCCTTTCGGGCGGCTTAATTTTTACCAAGTGGTACGGCTGAAAGATGCCGATACTGTATGAGAACTCTGAGTATCAAGAGAGTGGACGAGCAGCGTAGTTCCAGTTGGAATTCGAGGACGTGTTGTTCCAGTTACCATAACAACGACCATCGTTACCGCCATTGTTAGCGTTACCACCAGCGATAAGAACCGGGCTGCTGCATCTTATCAGCCAAAGACAAATAAACTACATAGATGAATCAACCAGTGAGGGGGAGTTGAGACTCCCCCTTGAACCCCCTCAGGGGGATTTTAAGAGGGGACGAGCAGCGTAGTACCAGGCGGAATACGAGGACGGGCTGCTCCAGTTACCACAACAACGACCAGCGATACCGCCATTGGAAGCGTTACCACCAGCGATAAGAACCGTATCATAGTTCTCGTTAATCCAATGATAGTCACCTACAGGGTTATCACTGTTACCTCCTACTTCGGTACAGGCGGGAATGCAACACAACCCCGCCGTTCTACCAAAGCCCAGCTTTTTGACGTAGCCGCCGCTTGCAGAAAGCACAATCTCTGTATCTTTGTGAACCCCTGTATTCAAACCATCATAGTTGTCACACAACTTTTCATCTTCGCAAATGAACAGTTTGTTGGTAGTTTTCTGGTGATATGCCCCCAAAATGTAACGGAACATATTTCCGAAGAACTCCTCGCCACGATAATAAGCAATGCTCTTACTGTTCGTTCCGATATAGCCGCTCTTACTGCCAATGTCCGCATCAGCGGTGTTGATAAGACCATGAACAGACCAAAAGTTGGCAGTAGTCACGGTTACGGCTCTATCCAGAGTCACCAGTAGATTCCCCGTGTTGGTAGAATCCACCTCGGAACTTACAACATAGAAGGAACCTACCTGAATGGCACCGTTGGAAGTGCCAATGTCGAAGATTGCGCCGGGTACGATATTTCCAGCCAAAGAAGCGGCAATCGTAACAACTGCGGAGTCTGTAGAATCCGCAAGGAAATGGTCATTGCTTTCTCTGTACAGAGAAGATACGCCGTTTCCAATCTTCGCCTGAGACTGCCAAGAACCGAACTCAACCAGGTACAGCATGGTAGACGCATTATACTGGTAAATGTTATCAATGCTTGCGCCCCAGTTCTTCGCATAAGAATGGAGGGTAGACATTGCGATTCTCTTACCAGGCATACCCAGAACCGGGAGCAGACAAGATTTGCTTGCCCCGTCAATGGTCAGGCTTACGACACAGCCATGCCAACGACCACCGATAGACTCAGGATAATGCCACAGGCCGGGGGCTTCACGGTCAGCAACTTCGTACCAGCGATATGTACCATCTTCCCACGCATCAGCCCAGAACTCAGGGGTGTATACCCACACGCCGTACTGATTATCATAGGAAAAGCCGGGTTCACCTTCCCATGCGCTCACGCATTCTTTCAGGCTCTTTCCCGCCGTAAGCCCCCGGTACTTATCCATATCGATATTACACAACCGCCGTCCACTCCACGGATAGATAGCGTCAAACGGATTGTTGTAGTTGGCATTTACAGAGCCAAGATAGGCAAAGTTCCGGGTATCGGTGGTAATATCGGCACAGTCACCGAAACGGGTCAACTGTGCATTGGCCTTATCCCACCGGGCAACATATCGCTTGTAGCTCTTGAGCATAGCAGCTTCGGCCCTTTCGGCATAAAGTTGTGCTTTTGTTTCAGATTCACCAGCCGCAGTAGCCGATTCAGCCGCAGCGGTTTTAGAAGATACCGCATCCACCTTCGCAGACTCAGCCGCAACTTTAGCGGTATTAGCCGCCCCGGCACTTGCCGCCGCAAATTCCTTTGCAGATTCAGCATCAGCCTTAGCCTGTTCGGCCCCAGACTGGGCCGCTTCGGCAGACTGTTTTGCCTTTACAGCTTCATCTTTTGCGGTATTCACACTGGATTCTACGCCCTGAATGTTGGTTTCACTCTGAGCGGCGGCTTTCTGTGCCTTAACCGCATCAGCCTTAGCCTGTTCGGCCCCAGACTGGGCCGCTTCGGCAGACTGGGCAAAACCAGCGGCATTTCCGGCAGAAAGGGCGGCACTCTGGGCCGCACTCTGGGCTTGAGTCACAGCCGTAGAACTCTGGTTGGCAGCGGCAACCGAAGTGTCTTTTGCGGTCTGTGCATCTTCACTGGCCTGTTCGGCAGACTGCTTATACAGTTGGGCGTTATCCTCAGACGTTTCAGCCCGGTTTGCCGCACTCTCCGCATTCTCAGCGGCGGTTTCAGCCCTACGGATGAATCCTTCGGCTTCGCTCAAATCCGTCACAACAACCCAGACAGACGCATTCGTAGGGGGGACACCCGTAGTGTCCTCTTTGCCGAAATGCCAATAAAGAGAGCCGTTGTAATTAACCAAATGGTTAAGACGATAGGTTGCTTCGGCAGAATATGTACCCTTGTGAATGGGTACGACTCTACCAATGTTGGTTTTAGCCATTGATTTCAACCTCCAAATTTCCATCATCGTTCAGAGAAAAGTTAGTTCCGACCAACCGTTCACTGTTCACAATGATTAAATCCCCGTTATCGTCAAACTCAAAGTTGACATAACTCATTTTGTTTACAGCCCCTTGTGCGACCTCAGCGGATTTCTCAGCCGATTCAGCAAACTTTTCAGCAAACTCCTTTGCGGATTCAGCCGATTCAGCAAACTCCTTTGCGGATTCAGCCGAAGATTCAGCCAGTTCCGCAGATTGTTTGACTTCACTTGCCGCAGCAAGAACGTCATCCACCCAGGACTTAAACGGTTCTTCAGGTTCGTCTCCACTGGGGGATTCAGAGGGATAGACCTCTGTCACCCACGTCTGAGATTTGCCGATGATACCAGGGGCGTTATAATGTAACTCACAAGCACCTTCCCCGACATATGCTACATCGGATTCAGATACTAGCCAGTACACATATTGGTCATCAGCCGTCACAGCTACGGGCCTTGCAAACGCATCTTTGCTACGCCGATGAAGCAGCTGAAAAGTGCCGGGATAACCGGGAGATACCCAATCTGCAATAGGGAAACGAATCTGTAAATCATCGTTTTCCCCTGTTTTGCCGATGTTCAGCACCCGGTTTTCAGCAATTAGAACTCTCACGGCTTATCCTCCTTAGTGTTGTAAAAAATCAGCACACAACCGTCTATACCATTACCACCATTACTACCTTTACCGCCTTGACCCGCCTTTCCAGCTGTAAAGGTGTACCCAGAGGTATTTCCTGTACCAGACGCACCGCCGCCACCACCACCATGGCCGCCTAGTCCGCCACTTCCATACGTTTGTGCAATAACGGCATGAGGGGTATCCGCATTTGCTCCTGCACCCCCAGAAGCGTTAGTAACTTTAGTTCCGTTTCTCGCAGGAGATGTTGCATCTCCACCGTCGCTGTTGTAGGCAGCACCACCGCCGCCTGCACCGGAACTTACAATCCGACTACTTACTATAAGTTCGTCTGATGTATTTCCTCCGGCAGCGTTTAACGTATCTTCGGCAGATGAATAATAAAATGCGTATCTTCCAGTCATTATCGGATATCGTTCTACACTACCACCCTTACCACCGTTTATACCGTTTTCTCCGGGTACTGCATAAGTGGTATAAGTGACGGTATCTTCATAGCCGTTACTCAAGATATTGCCCTGGTTGGAACTGTACACACCAAATGTGGTATCGCCACCACTTTCCCCAGGAGTATTGTCTGTTCCTGCAACACCACCTTTTCCACCGACTCCACATTTATAGGGAAAGGTTTTTAAGCTACTCTCTCGAAGGGTTATGCTGTATACTTTGCCACCGTTACCACCACTTCCGCCGTTACCACCGTTGCCACCGTTACCGCTTCCATCTTGTTTGTCGAGAACAGTACCGTTTTCGCCAGATGCTCCCGAAGAACCACCTTGACCTCCACCAATCAATACGATTTTTAGAGGAAATTTGATGTTTTCAGGGAGTGTGAAGTTCCCAGAGCCAATTAAGAGCTTCACGTTATGATACCCTCCTACAGAGGCAGGGGGTGTAAAGCCAGCGATAAATTCACAATTAGCACGGATAAATCCATATGCAGTCATTGACATATGAGATAAATAGGCATTAACAGTTTCACCAAAGGGACTTGTAAAATCGAATTTATCTCCACATCGTTCACCTGAATAGATTATATCGTTGGTGACTTTTGTGAAATTCTCATAATAAGCCGTCAGCTTTTCTCCAACAACATCAACATTTGAAGGAGTTATGAGTTTACAACCGGAGACATCAAGTGACCGTTTTCCATACGGATTAGCAATATCCCAAGTATATTTATGTTCCAATACAGAACACGGAAGACCTTGTAGTGTTATAACACCCGTATAGAACACAGTTAAACCGTTACTAAAATACGTTCCGGATTCCTCAGAATCGTTTTCATAAATATCCCACGGAGTATCGCCTAAGCTAGTAATATTCGCCCCTGACGGTACAACATCAGAGCCTACATTTGTGAAGACAGTTTCAAATTTTGAAGGGTCATAATTGGAACTTGAAACTTCGTAAGTCGTTATATTCAAACGATTTACAGAATTATCGTAAGAAATATCTCCTGTATCGAATATCGACGTATCCGGGATATTAGTAGCAGTTCCTAGAAGATATGAAAAAGTGAAATTTCCATCCGTATTTTGCTTCATGCAAATTCCACAGGCGAACATTAATTGATGCAAGGCATCCCGTTTTGTCGTTTCGGGAATTACTCCAACAACAATTGCTTTGTCAGTCTGTTCCTCGAAAGACAAGGTGTTTGCAATGTTCGTATCAACGGTATTAGGAAACGAAAACGGACAATTTACATCGTCGAACTTTTCACCTCGATACACAATCGAATCGAAATATTTCTTATCAACGCTCAAGTCATCGTAGGCCGGATATTCGAGATATGCTCCATTCGTTTTCCTTCGTAATGAAGTGATACAACCTTTTGCAGTATTTTCCGCAAAAGTAATTTCTTCCCCGTTGATATTGTGCGAATACCACGTCAAAATCACATTGGTGTCAACCCACATCCCGTCATCATAATCCCGTGATTCCATTACGCCCAGCAAAGGGATTACTCCATTAGCGTTAAACGTCAATGCTGGGAGAATATATAAACGGTCATTTACAGTAAGGAGTCCTTCGTGTGTAGAATCTCCAGGAGCGATTCTAATTCGTACATCTGTACCGGGAGACACCTTGATAAGTTCCAATCCGCCACTCGGAATGAACATACTGTCTTGGCCTAAGCAGAAGCGCAAAGTGACCGTATCGCTAAACTTATCGGATATACTGTCCCGGGTAATGTCTGCATAAATGAAACGGTATGCCCCCTTCTGATAGTCCTCATTTGTGCTCTGAAAAGTACCGTAGAAATACAACCGATAAGATAGTGCGCTGCTTTCATTTAGCCCCGGCTTTAACCCATCATACCGAAAATGTGCTTCGGTGACTGCATCATTCTGATAAGTAACGTACAAATTACTACAGGATATGCCAGAAACAGACACGGATTCACACGGCCTAAACACTCGAATACCGTCTGTGAGCAATATATGTTTAACCGCCGTTTCAAAAGTCAATGCGTCATCTGCCTTACAATACATTCCGTAGAATGGAGTATTATCTAACAAACCAATGTAATCCTCACATTCAAAAGTCCATTGACATTTCCCACTCTTTACCAAACGATTCACATAAAATGTTCCTATCATAGCGTCCCCATAGTAGTAGCACACAGTTGTACCTCCCGGGACAATTTTAGGACTAATGACCGAACCTTCGGAGAGGAACGACTCATTAACGGTAAAAACCAAAGTATTGATAGGTAATTCTGAGCTTATAAGGTCTGTTGAAATTTCAGCCTTACACTCTACCAATGTATTATCATTTGAATCATTTGAAAAGTGGAATAAAGGGTTTTCCACGCTTCCTACATAAATATTGGATACCATATATCACACCTCTATCAATGGGAAACTAACTTCACTCCACCACTCATCACCGTTTACATCGACCATTTGATAACTGGCAGGTACATTATTACTGTAAAACCTCCCTGTTCGATATCCATACATTGGGTCATCATATGTTACGGTCACATATTCAGGTTCAATTAACCCTAGAATTTCCATCAATTCGTTTAGCATTAGGGGACGGCACCTAATATCTAAACGAATTTTAATGGCAATTCTGTCACGAACCATTGTTCCAGCAAGAGTTCTACCCGCATTAGGACTATCCACATCATTCCGCTGCCATTTTAGCCCGGTATATGCAATATAGTCTGTAATATCAACGTTATTGATACACACCGTCATAATGTATCACCTCTTATCCTGTAATCAACGAACCGCCATGCTCACGGGAAATCTCCTGATTGTACTGATACAATCTTCTCGCCATGGCCTTACCATCTAAGTAAACCGCAATCTCCTGTTTACCCTTACCCGCATTCCCACTAATAGCTTCAGTAACGGCCCTAAATACGCCTTGCGAAATAGCTTCAACAATCTGGTCATTATTCGCAACAGCGGCCTTTCCGCCGATACTACCAACCATTTCCGGGCCGTTCTCATTAGCAACAAATAGCTGCCCCATTTCCGGGAAGCCACCATTTGCGTACCAGTTTACAGACAAATGAGGAATACTGTAGATACCGAAGAATCTGGACAGTACCCACGGGGCATCCGAATAGCTAACAGAGATATGCGGCAGTTTCAATGCTGGTAATTTCCAATTGAATGCAAAAGCGTTTTTGATACTAGAAACAACGTTATTGACCATTTGCTTCAAACTATCAAATTTACTTTTACAAGTTGACAACATATTTGATACGCCGTCACTTACCTTAGTTTTGATATTGGCCCAAGCATTGCCTACGCTGTCACTAATACTCGACCAAATATTGTTTGCTTTGGTTTTGATGGAAGACCATAAGTTTCCGCACCATTCACTGATAGAACCCCAAATTTGAACAGTCTCATCCTTGATAGCGTTCCAGGTGTTCACCGTAAACGCTTTGATTTCATCCCAATACTTGTAGACTGCCAAACCAATACCGGCGATAGCAGCAACCAAAACAGCGGGCCAGCCCACGATAAGGGCGAACGCTGCACCAACAGCGGCAATACCAGCTTCAAGGGCAACAAAGGTCTTGTTACTCAATTCACCAGTCTTAATCCAATCCCTGAATCCTGCTACCAGGAGGGCCACACCACCCACAAGGAGTCCTACCGCAGCTCCTACCGTACCGAAAGTCAACGCCAATCCGGCAGTCAAAGCGGCAACACTTACCAGCATTCCCGTTAAATTGCTCCAATCCAGGCCGTTGTTCCACGCATCAAGGAAGTTCGTCACCAGGACGACAGCGCCCCCAATAGAAAGGGCAATACCTAAGACTTTAGACAAAGAATCTGTGAAAAGGGACGTAATCTTCCAGGCTAAGAATGCCGCACCGATAGCCAGTGCATTGTCTTTGATAAACCCCAGAACAGTTCTAACCTTCTCAGCAAGGTCAAGAATTTTTGGGTCAATCGGGCTTTCCTCGAAAGACATATTGCTTCCATCCGAAGAACCCAGCGCATTTCCGCTACCGGAAGATACGGACGGTAATACATTTAGTTCATCGAATGCGAGAAGCGCACCTTTCAGTTCCTTTGCAGATTCAGCGGCAGATTCAACGGCACCGCCAAAAGACGTAGTGGTTTTGACCGCCTTGACAAACGTACTTTTCCCGCTCAATGCCGCTAGAAATTGATTAACCAACGACACCAACGAAGAAAATTTGTCCATCAGATTAGCCAAAACGGGAGCCAAACTATCCATTATCGTTACCGCCAACGCCCCAACGCTAGACTTCATGTATTGTACCGAAGTTGCGAAGTTGTCCATTTTTGCGGCAAACTCGCCACCAGCCGCTTTGCTTATGTTGTAAAACTCCTTGAGTCCGTCCGTGACAGAACCCGTGACAGAACTAATTAAGGTACGAACTGCCCTGTAAAAGCCGACTCTCAATACAGACCTGAAAATGCTTGTCAGCTTCTTAGCACTGGACGATAGTTGCTGAATGGCTTTTTGTCCGACTCCGGGAAGCCCTCGCAAGGCTTGTCCTACGGACGATACCGAAGAACGTACCCTTGTCCACATAGAAGCAAGCCTAGATACAGACTGAGTAGTGGCATTGACCTGAACCGTGGTATTTGCAGGAATAGCCGCAGGAGCTTGAGGGGTCTGTAAGACAGGCATACCGTTCCGGCCCGTACTACCTTGCGGCATAGATTGGGCAATAGACGATACACTTTGAGCAGCACCCGTAAGGTTGGCAAAGGTCAACCCTGAAATCCGATGCAAGCGGCTATACACACCAGACAGGCCTTTGAGGTTTTCGGCATTTCCCATATCAGAAATGGATTGTGCCGCATCAGCCAGCTTACCCATGCCCTCAAGTCCCTTGAAAGCATTGCTGAGAGTTGCAAGGCCCTCAGTCAGCTTATTCAGCTTTTTCAAACTTTTGGTCAGCTTGTCAAAACCAGAAGCGGCAACTTCGGCATCGCTTTCAACCTCAATCTTGATGGTGTCCATCGTCCCGTCCATGTGCGTTCACTTCCTCCTGCAATTTCCTTCGGGCGGTATTCGTCCTATTCATCCAGTCAATCATCCGGGCTTTACCCTTCTCCATGACTGCCTGGGCACGTTTCTTATCCTCCACCTTTGCTTCGGCCCTAGTAAGAGAGTAAGGTTTTTCGGCATAAGGGGTGGGTTTCGTACCACTTTTGGCAAACGCATTCAACACCGGGGCAACGTCACACAGAGCTTCATAGACGTAAAGTCCCTGCAACCACAATTTTTCATTTTCCATTTGCGTCTTGAGCTTATGCGCCTTGAGAAAAGCCCGTGCTTTGCCGGGTTCACCATCCCAATAATCTTCATAAGTCATCCCAATAGCCATGAAAAACGGTAAGCGTTCATCAAAGATTTTACCGTATGAAATGGGGGCAGAGTTATCAGCCCTACCCCCAGTGGGAGAAGAACCGCTTACACATTCGTCTCCCAGGTCACGTTTCCCTCGGACTCACTGGGTTCATCCAGGATGCTCATAAGGGTATCGCTGTACATATCAGCCAGAGCGTCCATCAGCTCCGCCTTGTTCTTGAGCTTGGAGTAGATGGTATCAGCCAGTCCCTTTTTGATAAAGGGATGATGGGCGATAAACGCACCCTCAAACAGCTTGGGGTACATGGTCATAGGCCGATGCTCCACCTGAGTCACATCAAAGCCGCCATCTTCCATTTTCTTCACGGAACGGCGGGTAAATTCCAGGGTGTATCGGACACCCTCATACTCAAAAGAAATGTTTCGTGCCATTGTTTATCCCTCCTTAGCCATCGTTGGAATGGTCATTGATGTCGGAAGCGGGGGCGATAGAAACGGTCATTTCCACGACCTCGTTCACACCCGCACCATTGACGGTCACGTTCAAATAACCATCAAAGTCCCACTTCCCTTCGGAACCCGTGGGGGTGATAGAGTCCTCGGTTTCACTACCGCCCATCCAGATTGCAAACTTAGTCTTCTTGCCCTTGAGGGCCTTCAACTTCTTGTAATCCTCCTGGGTGTAGTTCGCCTTGAACTCCATATTGTCATTGTTGTCGATGCCGGGAATATAGGTATGGCCCCGGTTGGACAGAGTGGTGGTCTGCAACATTTCGGGCGTACCACCAATGTCAGGGAAGTCCTTAATGTCAACCAGCTTTTCAAACTGCCCAGACGAACCAGACTTTTCCTGCATCAGAAAAACGCCATAGCTATTCATAGCCATAAGTCTTTACCTCCTATAAACAGTGTGGTTTAGGCTAATGACACCCCGATACACGGCTTCTCTGCGGTGCTTTGAGGTATCACCTGTTGGTACGGGGTTAAGAGCTGTACGGGCAAATCCCATTCGGTTGAATCGTTCATCAATAAATGCCATAACTGCCTTGCACTCAGACTTGGCGGTAGCACCCATTGTATAAACATTCACTTTGAATACAGAATCCGTATATTTCTCAATCCCGCTAGAATCGTCAGTTTTGCGATAATGTGTGCTGTTAATCTGTTCGATACAGGCACATGGAAAAACCGTAGGAGAAAGCGTCAAGACACTCTTAACGTCAATTCCGGGAAAGGCTTCACGGAGAGGTACGGCTATGGCCGTATAGACCTCAGATTCAGCGTCAACCATTGCTGTACACCTCCTTTGCAATTTCCAAAATGCGATTCCTCATATCTTCACCAGCCTGGAACATAGCCATTGCAGGAGGATTGCCATGTGTGACAATGTACCCCGGATGCTTTGTACTGGGTTCACCATTGGAACCCGGTTCACCTATGTACCGCCAGCTATCCAGCTTACCTAGTCCGTGACCATATCCACCACGGACAGCTCCAAACTCTCCCGCTTTAGGGTGAGTTTCAGAATAATGGACACCTGTACCAAACTCGATAAAGGCTACTGTGCTACCCTGGGCCGAAATAAACAACTTATTGTCAGATACCCATGTAGGTTCAGATGGAACCTTTACGTCATTTGTGCCGTCATACTGAGCTGTACTAAATCGTACCTGAGCGGTATTGATACCGATTTCAGCTAATTTAGCCAGCAAAGTATGTTGATTTTTTTCGACACGCTTCTTGTATTCTTCAAGGTGACGAATTGTTTCAGCCACCCCCGATATGTGAATACCCATCAGCGCACCTTCTTGATTGCGTAGGAAATGCCACTTGCAAGAGACGGGGCAACCCGCTTCACAATGTAGTCATACAGGGGGTTTCCCTGAGAATCGTACTGAGGTTCACGCTCAACAAACAGGACGGTGTTTTCATCAATAGGACAGGTGTTGCCCTCCACGATAATCACACGGTCATACTCAGCAGATGTGCCGAACTGTTCTACCTGTGCTTCTCCGTAAGTCTTAGAGATATTCCCGTGGCATTCCACGGCTTCTTTGTAAATGACCCTTGGTTCCCCAGTCTCATTTCCGTCACTGTCTTTGTAAGGCTCTGTGGAGCCATAAAGGCAATACCAGAAGGGGCGTTTATTTCGATGCAATGTCCGCATCAAATCACCCCCACAAAGGGCGTAACGGATTTGAGAATGGAGTCGGGAATGCTTGCGGCTTCGTAAGTACGGTTGATACCGTTTTCAGAGTGATAGGTTTCACCCTCAGCCCCACGCTTGTTCAGCAGATAGCAAGCCGCTTCAATCTGCACATTCGCGTATTTGTCAGGAACTTCCCTCTTATCACTTCGGAAAGGGTACGCTTTCGCAAGTACCCTATCCCCGGCAATTTCAAGGTAGGTGAGCAAAACTTTTTCGTCCTTTTCATCGGTCATAGCCTTTAGCCGTCTGACCTTTTCAGCAACATCCATCATTTTGCCCACCTCATTTCATTAGCCCTTGACGGGAGTAGCGGCAGCCTGGGTAGCGTTGGTGGTCAGAGTACCACCAGCGACAAACACCTTACGGCTGTACTCAGGAGCGGTGAAGGTGGTATCCAGCCCGGTAATCTTGCCGTGATACAGCTCAATACCGTAGTCCAGACCAACCTGACCGTAAATCTGGTACTTATCGGAAGCACCAGTCTTTGCCAGTTCCTCACGGAAGAAGTTGCCCTTGCCGGGAACAGGCATATACACGGGGGAACAGACCTCCGGGTTGACGAACACCGCAGTACCAGCGGGAACCTTGGGGTTCGGCAGCAGGGACACAGAGCCAAAGGGAGTGATGATAACATCCAGCTTGATACCGTTGACCTCACGGGCGGCGGGGATGACAGTCAGACCATTGGCGGCAGCGTCAGCGTTGAGCTGCATAATGTGGACACCACGGGCCATCAGAACCAGGTTGTGGGTAGGGGCGTTCTTGTCAGACATGAGCTGAATCAGTTCGGCAATCAGCCAGTAGCCCAGGCCAGCATTGGAAGCGGTCTTGACACAGGTGGAAATAGCGGAGATGATGCCACGGGTCTTGTAGGCCACGTCATCGTGAGTGCCCTTCTGGAACGTGCCGTTCAGAAAAGTGTACTCAATCTTGTTGGCAATCTTAATCATCTTCTGAGCGGTCTGGAAATCCAGCTCAGTAGACGGGTTGGCTTCCTGACCCGCAATGTTCAGGCCAGACAGCTGTCCATTGGCAGACTGCTTACCGTAGGAAATCTGCAAAGTTTCCTGGAAAATCTGCGCCACGTTGGTATTCTGACTCCGGGAAACGAAATCAGGGTCAGGGGCGGTAAGGGACTGAGACTCAGTAATCGCAGGCTGAGACAGAGCTTCATCGGTGTCGTACTCCTGAGACATGACGTACTCCCACGAATTGGTATTCCGGGACTTGCCGCCAATCAGGGTAGAAAAGGGGGTAGCGGTGTTGCCCTTGTTGAAAAGCAGACCGCTAAAGTTGGGCAGATTATGAGAAGTTATAATCTTGGTTTCATTGGTAGCCATTACGGTTTTCCTCCTTAATCAGTTTTCTGTTCGTAAAGTCGGGTGGTATACGCTACCGCCGCAGCCATGTCACCACGGGCGTAGGCTTCGTCAATCTTCTTTTGAAGGTCAGCCGCACCCGGAACACCACCAGCCGGGGGCTTGGGGGTATTCTGCATAGCCGTAGCAGTAAGGGTCTGGTCGTGCTTTTCCAGAAAAGACTTCTGATTGGCAAACACCGTGGTCATATCGCCCTTGACCATAGCTTCGGCGGTAGCCGCCGCCAGCTGTTCGTCATAGCCCTGGGCCATCAACTGGGCCTTGTACTCGCCTGTCTGCTTCTCCTCCGTGAGAGTCTTTACCTGACCTTCGAGAGCGGCGATACGCTGTGCGTCAGCTTCGGACGGCTTTGCGCTCTTTTTCGCCGCAGCCAGCTCAGATGCCTTTTTATCGAACAGCTCCTTCTTCACCCAACCAGTCATGTCAGGTTCAGGGAGTTCATGGGCTTCCAGAGCGGCAACCTTTTCCTCCGGGGTCATATCGGCGTAACCCTCGATAGCAGATACGTCAATCTTTGCCATTGTCTTTTCCTCCTTGGGTTTTTGAAGTGCTTCTCTGCACTGTATAAATATTCGTGTTTTTCGTATGCTTCTCTGCATATTGGGAATTTTATAGGGCGATTTCTCTACCGCCGAATAAAGCCTTGCGGCGTTAATCCAAAAAAATAAGGGGCCATGAGTCGTAGACTCACAGCCCCAGTTGGCTCTCACTATGCCCAGTTACATAGTGGTCTTAATTTTCAGTTGTCGGTCAATCTCAATGACCTCTACTTTGCCGTTTACCTTTTTCAGTTCAACGGTACGCCCTTTCTTGAGGGCCTTTTCGATAACCGCCAGCACTTCGTCAGGCAAGCGGAACGGAGATGTAGGCATATCAATCAACCTTTCCTTTGATATGGACGCAACCTGCACCTACAACCAGGGTGTGGCTTCGGTGGAACCCGGTCTATAGGATAGACACGTCCATTCCGTTTATCACATTCCATACATTGCCGTCCGTCACGTTCAGTTTCCCAAATTACGGACTCTACCCCGCTATCCTGATAGGCTTTCAAGGTAGCAGCGTCCGTAACGTCAACAGCAAACCAGTTAGTCATTTTCGACCAACTACGCATTCCAGCGTCAATCTCCTTTGCCCGGTTTTGGGAAGCAATAACGGATTCAGCAAATTTAGCAGCTTTACGTTCGACCTCATGCTCATATACATACTTCATAACTGGGTTATACTCTAGGAGATAATCGTCCAGCCAATCAGATGTGAGCTTCCCCTTCACGCCCTTAGCAAGATTCTTTTTGTAAGAATCTTTTGCCAACAGCCAGTAGGCTTTGACCGCATCGGCCCGTAGGGTGTCATACATTTTACTTGTATAATCCAGCACATTCAGTTCGTCAAAGGAAAGGAGAGAAATCTTTGCGGTGCTGAATGTGCGGATTAACTTCTTTGTCAGGTATCGGATGACCTTATCAGTGTACTCATACACTCTTATCACCCTTTTCCTCAGACTGAGTAGCGTCATCCTGAGAAGTATCAGTCAGTTCCTTCACAAGCCGCTCCTCCTGTTCCTTTCGGTATTCCTCCGACATGGAGAAGGCCACTTCAGGGTCAACGAATAACCCACAGTGTTCAAAAGCAAGGCGGGGATGAATTTTGTCGTTGGACAACATGGTAGTCAACACCTGGGCCTTGCCCTGGATATTCTCATAATTGCGGCGGGTGAAACGAATCTCAACGTCAGCAACCTTGAGATTCAGATGCCGCATAGCATTGGAGATACGGAGAACCAGTCTCAAAAACTCAGTTTCGGACTGTTTGAACAGGGTTTCCGTGTCTTTAGCTCTGGCTTCGGCGGCAGACCAACCATCACGGTAGATGACCGCAGTACCCGTATCAGAGGTAGATTTACCGCCGTTACGATTGGGCATACCGCAAATGGTCAAGACGGTCTGGTACATATCATCCACCAAAGTCTGCGTTTCCGTCTGGTTCAGCTCTTGAACCAGGTACTTCACATCACCTTCGGTGGGCACTTTGATACCGCCTAGTTGCCGCATCTTCTCAAAATCTTCGGCTTCAACATCCACACCCTTAAACATCATAAGGGCCTGAATGAACTGTTCGATACCGTCAACACGGTTAGACGCAACCTCATTGATAGCGTCCAGCATAGAAAGGACACATTCAAATTCGCCTTGACGGAAGTTGTTGGAAACGTACTCCACAATCGGGACACCACCCAGGATATGAGTAGCGTGTTTACGAATTTGACCGTCTACAATCTCAAAATACTCCCGGTCTGTATACACACTGTAAATTGTCCCCATGGTTTCGGTAATGACGTACTTTACACCCATCAGGACTTTATGGCCTAGGCCGGAGTGCTTCACCACAAAGGCATATCTGGGGTCAAGTGTATAAATATCGAACGGGGATTCATCCGGGTCATTGGAAGAACTGGGAAGTACCATACGATAAGCCACGCCGCAAGTGGTAAACCACTCAGCCAGTTCATTGTCCTTGGCGGCTTTACCCTCCGTGAACATGAAGCGATTCAACAGCTTAATGCTTTCGGAAGCACCCGTATCTTCGCCCCGGTTCACATACTGAACAGGTTCGCCCATCAGGTATCCAGTTTTGAAACGGACAATCTCATTCGCACGATTTACAACAATCTTATTGCAAATCTCAGGCCGAACGTCTTTCGTCCGATACAAAATAGGCTGATAGCCCTTGCCATAACGGAACAGGTAGTCAGAGTCAAACTTGTTCTCGTTATGTACCAGAATGGCCTTGTAAAGCACCTCTACGACATTCGCAGCCGTAATCTCGGTATAATCCGTGTAGATTTCTCTACGCCCGAAGTTGACCAACTGAGCCGTCATAGAAGCACCTCCCATCCTAGAATGAATATTCTCCTGTATTATTATAGCACTCTCCAAACATTTGTCAAGTACCATAATCGCTTGATAGGTTTGGAGAGTGCAAGGGTAAATCAGAAGGGCCGCTTGAACACTTCAATTCGATGGACAGGGTTCAAATCCATATCAATAGCCATAGCCAGGGAGTCAGGCGCATCATCGTGAAGGTTCTTTCCAATCAACTTAAAGGAGAAAACGTTCTGCATGAACAACTCATATTCCCGGCTACGCTTGCCGCTCTCCCGAAATATCATTCGCTCCCGAATATCGGGGGCCTTATCAAAAATCCGTTGCAGCTTCGACTTGTCGGTAGCAGCGGCTTTTGTGGTGATATTCAGCCTATAGTCTTTGGCTTTCAAGGCCGCTTCCACTTCATCCTTATAGGATTCTGTGGACTTGTTCGCTTCAATCCGCATAGCCTTGACCTGGTGGTGTATGACGGCTTTTACCAACAAGGGCTGAGTAATCTTTTTGTCCCCGTTGTTAAACACAACATCGTGAACGTACAAGTCATCCCCGTACTTAAAAACTACCGGGCCAGCCACATAGTCACCGCCGCCAAAGGCCGGGTCAACTGCCATATAGATACGGTCTGGTTCGCCCTCCGGGAGAATGCCATTGTAATAGCGCATGGTGTCAGGGGTGAACAAAGCACCCTCACGCTCAATAGGACTGCCCTGGTACTGCGCATCCCAGGAAGCCATGTCATTGTTCCGTTCAAAAGATGCCCGTCTCTGGTGGTAATAGTCGGTGCTGAATCCAACCTGATACTTATAGTCAAAATTGGATTCATCGTTTTCATCCAGGGCAGGAAGGTTGATAATCCGATACCGCCGATTGGCAAATTTTTCATCATTCTCTAAGTTACTGATACGAATGCCGATAGGGTCTGCGATACTCCAACGTGTGCCACACCACAGAATCTTTGCCGTCTCCTTCGCACGGGTCAGAAGGTTGTTATCTACCTTGCCCCAGGCCGTCACCAGGCGGTCTTTGTTCAGAGCTTCTTCGATACCGCTCAGAAGGTCATCCGAAATCAAAAAACCGTTACAGTCGCAAGCACCGTTCAGTGTGCCGTACAAAGAACGACACGTCAAGGAGGGGTAACGCTTCACCCGGTCAATGTTCAGTAGTTCTTCTTTGGCACTGGTACTGGCTACCTTGCAGGAAGGGAACACATCTGCCCAACGGTAAGTCACCCCATCCTGGATAATCTCAAGAACACCCGTATAGAACGCACTGGTAATCGTATCGGAGTAGGCGCAGTAAAGGTTGGACATTTCACTGTTCCGGCCCACAAGCCAGGTAACGAACATCATCAAGACGGTGGTCTTGCCGACACGGGGCGGCATGGATAGAAAAAGTTCATCCAGCCTATCGTCAGCCAGGTCTTGCAGACCTTGAACCAGTTCCAGCAGCCGTTCCCGCCGTGGAGCATAGAACCGCTCAGACGGCTTGCGGTCAATCTCAAGATAGAGCATATAAGCGTCAAAGTCCGCTTTCGCCCCAAAAAGGAGGGAACGCTTATAAATCTCATACCCCTCTACCACATCGTCCAGCTTAGTCAGATTTTTGGAAAGCAGCTCCCGCATACGCTTATTGGACTCCTGGGCCAGAGCAGCGTCCATGTCCTCCAACATACAGGCTGAAAGGAGCTTGTCGTACCACTCAGCCCGGAACGGCTCATGGTCTATCAGATTGAATATCTTAGAAATCAGTTGTTCGTTATTCATACGTTCCTCCTTCAAAAAAAATAAGGGGCCATGAGTCGTAGACTCACAGCCCCAGTTGGCTCTCACTATGCCCAGTTACATAGTGGATATTTATTCAAGTATACATTTTAGGTCAAGGGCTTACCACAAATTCGCCCCTCTCAATTTTGCGGCAATCCACTTCATGCCTGTCAAGGTATTTGTGCATCATAGGACTGTCACCAGCCCAAATGCGTTTGAGTTCTTTTCGGAACTCATAGTAGTCCATGGTTTGAATACTGCACCATAGCTTACGGGTTTCAAGAAGCCGTGCTTCCCGTTCCTCATTCTTCAAAGCCCGTTTAATGCCCTGCTTGTCGATGCAGTCCAGATAGGTAGAATCTTCACGCTGTTTCTCAGTGAGGACTTCTACCAGCTTTTCTTTGGTGAGCATGGAGTAAAACCCCTGCTTACGAATTGCGGGTAAGACTTCGTGCGTGACCCATCTACGAAATGGTTTTGCCTTGTCAGAACGGGAAGTGAGGATAACATGATATAACCCCGCTTCATTCACGAACCATGTGTCTCCGGCCTGACTGCGTAACTTAAAGTTACGCAGTTCGTCATCATCCAGTCGTTGTGCCACCCTACGAGGATTAGTCAATTCAAGGATTTTACACACGTCAATGAGGGCAAACCACACTTCATCATCAACCATCATAGTTCTTACATCGTTCATTCCTTCGTATGTCATTAACAGATTGTTCATAATAATCCCCTCCATCACTGTTTACAAACCATGTGTCTCTTGCATAACTGCCTAACTTTAAGTTAGGCAGTTCACTAGATAGTGTCCATAAAATCTACACCATCTTTGCTCTACGATACCAGGTACTTTCGCTGATACCCAGCTCCTTGCAGCACTCAGCTACCGTTAATTCCCCGTCTTTTTGTTTTTGTTGGAATTTTTCAAAGTTAGCAATTTTAGAAGAAGGTCTTCCAAATCCTCGACCTGTACGGTTGGAGACTTTCTTACCATCAATAACAGGCATTGCGGCAATCCCTTCTTTTTGGCGTTCCTCCATAATTTCACGCTCAAATTGGTTGATACCAGCTATGAAAGTTATCATCAGCCTCCCCATTGCTGTAGTTGTATCGATAGCTTCCTTCTTACTTACAAATCCTACACCCATATCATTTAGTTGTTCTACGATTTGCAACAAATCATGGGTGCTTCGGCTCATACGGCTATAACTCTCGACCACTACTACATCCCCCTTGGCAAGCATATTCATTAACTTTTTAAGGTTAGGTCTGTCAGTATTTTTACCCGTACATTTGTCAATGAACACTTGGTCAACACCTAAAGTGTCCATTAAAACTTCTTGTCGGGCTGTTTCTTGGTGCTTGGTTGATACCCGAATGTAACCGTATCGCATACCTTAGTCCTCCTGAGTTTCAGCTACCAGAACAGTATCTTCCTCTGTCACTCGTTCACGAACGATAACGTCATAACCGAGGGCATTCATCATTTTAACGAAATTATCAACCCGCATACCATTCTTGGCATTGAGCATATTAAAAACTCCCTGTTGAGCCTTTAAGCCCATCTTATCAGCCAGCCGCTTTTGACTGAGCTTTGAAGATTCAACCGCAGTCTTCGCAAATAGTCTGGGTGTCATATCCATACCTCCTTTGATTGAATCCAGTATATCATACAATCTTTTTAGTGTCAACACATATTTTAGTGTTATGAGCCTTTTTATTTTCACGGGTGGTCACAGGGCCTACCCGCCAAAAATCAAGTTTACATAATCCCCCTAGGGTGGGGACTGCTGCCAGAAAGCCGGAAACACGCTGCAACGGCCCAGGAATGGCCCAGACCATAGGCCGAAACGGGTTTATATATCCCCGTATCAAAAAAAGCGCATTCAAAAACCGTGGTTTTTGACATAGCAAAATATACAATAAAAATAGTGTTATATTTATGCAATGTGACAATAAAATTATTGTTGACTAACAATAAAAACGGTGTTATATTGTACTCACAATAAAAACGGTGTTAAACACCACGGAGGGAATTAAAATGACGAAACAAGAAATCATCAACCGCATCAACAACATTAACCCCAAAACTCTTAGCCATGCAATAAACGCCATTCAGAAAAGCAACCCTATAAACGCCCTAACTTCAAATCTTGTTTGGGTAACGTGGCACCATATCCAAAGCGAAGGGCGTAGTCATGTAACCATTGAACCCAAAAGCAGAGCCACAAAAGATAACCTTTTAGCGGTCTATTATGCAATTTTAGATGAAATTGTATGCCAAAACGGCCTAGAAGCTATTCGGGAAATTGATGCCGAATATGTGCCGGAATGGTGGGAAGATGCCGACATTTACACCCGCATGAATAACCGTTTGAATGCCCGTGATGACCGGGGAGCGTGGGAAAAAGGCGTAACCGCATACGCTTTTGACCTGGTAGAAGAACTTAAAGAACGGGCAGAATATGAGGGCCGGAACCCGGAACCGGGAAAAGAGTGCCGGGAATGGATGTTAAACGGGGCGGCTGATTGGCAACAATACAGCTGGGGTGGCTCCTCCCTGATTTACAACGGCGATATTGCCGCCCGTCTCTGCTGCCCGTCCGAACTGAAAAAGACCCGTGACGGTAAACGCCGCCCGAATAGCCGTGAAGATTGGCTAGACGTACAGGCCAGGGCATTATACCAGGCTTGCAACCGGGTTTCCAGATTGTACAAAAAATTGATGGAGGATTGAACCATGAACAAACGGGAATATTGCACGAATCACAAATCTATAGCATACTATTCCGGCTTGAATGGCCTTGAAATTAAGGGGATTGAATACGGAATTGACGATTATATTTATTGCATTTCCAGGGCCTGGTATGGTGGTGAAAAAGCCCGTAAATATCACCGGGTTAAAATCCAATACACCCGGAACGGGGCCGCTTATTTCCGCATCTACGGGCAGAGAATCCCGTTGAATGATTGCATCAGAATGGGGGTATAATTGTGAAAAAGTGCGTTGCAACGGTTATTTACCGTAATAACATGGTTTACAATCTAACCGTAAATTGCCGGGGTGAATCAATCCCGCTTGTAAGATATGACTTAAACGGCGTAACGCCGTATAAATACGAATCATTTCAACGTATGTACCACGCTATATTAAACACCCTTGCCAATAATAACTTTTATGTTGAAAAGTTTCACGATTTTGGAAAAACGCTTTACAATATTCAATTTATTAACCTTGATAATCCCGTAGAAATTGAACGGTTTTACCGATAATACAAGCCCCGCCCACCGTGGCGGGACATTTCCGAAAGAAGGGACAACCCCCCCCCCATGAAACTACAATGGAAAACGCCGCCCGGAACCGTACACGGGCTTTACAAGCTGATTTTAGACCAACCCCATACACTTATAGCCGGAGCCACGGGGAGCGGAAAAAGCGTAGCTATAAACGGCATTATTTACACTACCCTATACCAACCGCCCCAGGATTTGCAATTAGTTTTGATAGACCCAAAACGAGTTGAACTTGTAAAATATTGCAAGTTGCCCCATTGTATCGCATACGCAAGCGAACCCGCCGATATTGTGCGGACGCTGAAAAAGTGCGTGGATTTGATGGAACGCCGATATAAGGCTATGCAAGCCCGTGGAATGGTCAAAAGCACGGAGCCGGAAACATATGTCATTATAGACGAATTTGCCGATTTAATGACCACTAACAAGCGGGAAACGCTGCCCATGTTGTGCCGTCTGGCCCAGTTGGGACGGGCCGCAAATATCCATTTGATATTAGCTACGCAACGCCCCACACGGGACATTGTAAACGGTCAAATCAAAGTCAATCTTGATTGTAGGCTTGCATTACGCTGTCCAACTGCCCGTGATAGTGTAAACATTTTAGATCGTAAAGGTGCCGAATTACTGCCCCAGTACGGCCAGGGCTTTATATCCACCCCGGCAACATATGGCATTGTTGACATTCCATACATTCAACCCGCCGAATTAGTGGCCCGTGTCCAGTGGTGGACAGCCCAAACGCCCCGCCTTTACAAGTTCATCAAGCCCACGTTATAACGCTGCCGCCCTGGTTATTCCGGGGCGGCTTTTCCTACGCTTTTGTGCCTTGCTATTCGCTATAGTGGCTTGTATGGCCTTGTAAGGCTAAGAGCGGCTATATAAACGGTTTTTACGTTATAAATGAATATTTATATTCAGAAAATTTTAACCGCTTAAAAAGCCGTCTACAGCCTTACAATTTTGACCCGCCAGAAATGGGAAAACGGCCCCGAATCAGCTTTTGAGCCGATTTCAGAGCCGTTAGCGGTCATTCATCCACGGGGGTTTCTTCGCCGTAAACAGATTCCAGAATTTCGCTTTCTAGCTGCTTTCTGTCCGGGGCATTTCCCAACGGGTTCTTGGGTGCAACCTCAATTTCCTGCTTGTCAGCGTAGCCCATATTGTTTTTCATCAGAAAAATTCCCGCTACGGGGTTAATTTTCCCGGTTTGCATATAATCTTCCATCAAAGAGTTAATGAAAGAGGTGGTCTTTTTTAGCGTGAGACGTGATTCTTCGTTTTTGCCGATTGAACCGTTGCACCATCTAAGCAAACTGTTTCGGTCAATCCCCAATGCAAAAGCCAAACCAGCAATGCTAGGCTTGCTATCGTTCTCAGCACAAAAGCTCAGATACCTAACGCACCGTTCTTTGACGGCAACAGGGTCAGACATTTGTATATCCCCCCATGAAGCGATTTCCAGCTTTTGCAGAATCAACTTCCGATTCTCACCAGGCTTGTTGTTCCCGCTTTCTAAGCTCATATCCTTTCTGGTTCGTTTCTTCTGAACCTCGTTCGCCATTACTGCACATCCTTTCTCCTGAGTGAGTTAGGTGAGTCAAAATCGATTTTCGCTATAAACTCCCTATATAGACCTCTCCTATAGAGGACTTTATAGCAAAAACCTGAAATCACTCACCTAACTCACCGAAAACCTATTTTACCAACCCCACAAAAGCTGTTTCAACCAGCCGGGAAGGGGTGAATGAATCGTCCATCGAATAATCAACATTCTACCACCAAAGTTGTAGAAAATCAAGCCAGCCAGAATCAGGGCCAGCAGTACCAGTAGAATCTTCTTCACGGCTTGCCCTCCCCGAAATTCTGTACATCCCCTGGTATTGAAGCTACAGCCAAATTCGAGATGATGTTGATTGCCATGTCATGCGCAATTCTCCAAACCGTCCCCTCCTTGCAAGGGCAATCGTCACGGCTATTTCTGATTTGCCGGATAGCTTCAACAGCATCCACATACCGTACTTCCGTACCAACATACCCACGTCCCTGACACACTGGACAACACTCAGCAGTACAGGTATATTCCGTATGCGTAATGACATAGCCCGTGCCATTACATACAGTGCATTTTGAATATTTATACATTCTCATTGTCCTTTCTGCCGGACTCACAGTAGGCCCGTGCTTTCTCGCACAGCAGAGAAGTATCAACTTCATAGCCAATCGGCAAACTCTGGTTGATACACGTCCCTTTGCAGCCACGGTATTTTCCATCAGGGCACTTGATGCACGGGCAGTCTCCGTTGTTAGTGTAGTGCCCACAGTCTTTGTACAGCATTCTACTCACTCCTTTCTGTTCTGCTATTCCATCGGTCAATGACCCGCTTAATGCTTCCACCACCATCTCCATAGACAATGCCATCAGAAAATGATGGAGTTCTACAACCACAGTTCTTGCATTGAACTGTAATTCCGTTACTAACGAAAATAACGGCTCTACCTCCACAGAAAGGGCAGTCTTTAAGATTGATATTGAGATTATCCATTCTTTGTGCCACCCATCATAACGCCATACATGGTGCTAAGTTTGGACTTCGGACGGGCCAGGAGACGGCTAATCCACCGTTTGGTCTTAGACTCATACAGCTTAGACCGTTCAGCCGTCAGCCAGTCACGGTAGAACCCCAGTTCATTCAGGCAGATTTCCACATCTGCCACTTCCTCGTTTAGAGCCGCCACACACTCCGTAACGGTCTTAGGGGTGGGGTTCTCACCCGTCATAGCTCTACGCAGCTTCAACGCCGCCTGACTCAGTTCTGCGGCTTCCTCCGCAAGCTGGGTCAGGAGTTCCGGCTTACTCAGCAGTTCGTTTACATTCATGGTTGATTCTCCTTTTCAGAATTAAAATGATACAGCCTAATAGCAATCCTGTTATCAGGCCAGGAACGAAATAGTTCATGTCACCCTTCTTTGAGCTTTAGGCTCTTGTAATGGGGGTAGCCGTGGTACATAACCCGCCCGTCATGCCATTCAGGGTGTTGGTCGATACCCGCATAAAATTTCTTGGCAGTTACAGCAAAGTAGCCGTTGGATTTAGCCCAGATTTTGTAGGTGTCGTACAGGGTTTTGGCTTTGATGTAACTGCCATCGTCTTTGCAAGTTCGTTCTTCAAGAAATTGCAAAACCAGGTCATTGTCCCGCTCATACTGCTTAATGACTTTCTGCATTTCTGGGGGCATTTTCAGCCCTTCACGGCGGTACTTAAAGTACCCTGCAACCAGCCATGCAAAGATACCCTTCATAGCTTCGGGGGTACGGAACAGGTCTTTCAAAGTCTCGTCCCGTTCATTCTCTCCGAAGTGACGATTGAACTCAATGACCCTGATACGGTCAGACGCAAACAGGCTCTTGTCCTGGACAGACGGTAAATCATTGCAGGACAGCCACATGGTAAACTGAGGGAGATAGGAGAAGGTACTTTCATACAGGTTCCGGGCCGTGATTTCCTCGCCGCCTGTGAGCTGTTTGATAGTTTCTTCATCCAATTTGCCATACTGGTTGCTTTCTGCCATGGTCACAAACCGTTTACCTTTCAGCCCCGCCAGGGTTGGGCTTGCAGCTTCGGCATTCTTAGAGCGGTCTGACTTGCAAATGATACTGACGGGACTGACAGAAGCGTAGTCCCCCAGTAGATGATGAATGGCACTGAGCATAGTAGATTTTCCGTTACGGGTGGTCTTACCATGGAGGATGAACATACATTCCTCTTTGGACGTGCCTAGAATGGAATACCCCAAAGCCCGTTGCAGATAATCGGCCTTGGCTTCGTCTTTACAGGTTACTTCGCTTACAAACTGCTCCCACCGCTCACAATGAACGTCCTGTACAGTGTAGTCAAAGTTCGTTTGCATGGTCAGGTAGTCCCGCCAGTCGTGCTTTCTGAACTCCAAATTTTGCAAGTCATACGTGCCATTCCTGCAATTTATCAGATAAGGGTTGTTATCGAAAACCTTTGCAGAGATAGAAAGATTGTCCTTTGCATCCTTCGCCAGACGGTCACGGAAACGTCTATCCCCCATCTTTCCAACGAATGTAAGGAAGGATTTACGGGTATCTTCGTCTCCGATTTCTCCGCAGTACATAGCCAGCAGCCGCACGAACTCCCGGATTTTATCGGACACCAAAAGGGATTCAGTGTCCTTTCTCCAACAGCCGCCATCGTAGGTGTACCAGCTCTTGCGTTCAGGGCAATAGCGGGTTTCATTCTCATACAGGGCGGCAAATAGTTCTGCCATGCCGCTTTCATCACGGGAATAGTTGGTAGCATCCTCCTGGGTACGCTCAGGCTGAATGCTCTTGAGCATATACATCTTGGCAGAAATCCGCTTGTCAGATATGTACCGCCCATCCACCAACTGAAACAGACTAGAAACATCATCAACCATTGGAAATGCCCTCCCGTTTCCGAAGATTGATGTACTCTTTGGCGGTGATACCTTCACAGGTAGCAGCTACCCGAATAGCATGACGCTTGTCTCCGAAACTGCCGGGGACAGGGGTCTTAGAATCCTTGTGGTGGACAAAGTAACGTCCACCCTTTTCCTTCGCAACGATATATTCCATACTTACCTCTCATATCTTGTAATGCTATTGACGATGGTTTCCACCTCAGATTCAGGCAGGGGCGGGTCACAAGCCTGTTCATTGGCATAAAGCAGTTCCCGGTAGATTATTCCCCGGTCATATCCCTGGGCGTGGAGCTGTCCAGCCAGTGACGCAAGACTTATATTTCTACCGCCCCGGCCTATGGGCGGGTACTGGGGCCGCAGGGGGATTCTGCCATTGGCAGGTCTGGGGTAAACAGGACGGTAAATCTTTCGGCTGAACCCTTTGGGAGTCCTCACAGCCGTAGGGAAATAGGTATTCACTACATAGTCAATACCTTTCTGGTTCTCAACCAGGTCAGCGTAAACCAGCTTCTTTCCCGTGGTAATGAAATACCGCCCTGCCTGGTAAATCTCAACCCCGTTCATGTTGTTCTTACCCTTGAAGGGAAGAACGCCTTTCACAAGGATATGTACCCCTCTGCCGCTTCTGGACTTTTCGGTATAGCTCTCACAGGCTTTCATAATATCGACAGCCAGCGGGGAGAGAATACCGCCGTTAAAGCCCCGGTCAATGTCGATGCCCACGATGCCGTTCAGATTGAATACAAAGCCCAGGTGGTCGTAACAGCCAGCGGTCACGGCTTCCGTAGCAGTCTTGAAATCCGTCCAGGTGGACGGGTCAGAGCATGAAGCTACGCCGTCACAGTCAGCTCTAAAGGGGAGTTTACTGTCATTTCGGGCACACACCCATTGGTTCAGTTCCTTCAATTCATCGGGGATAGCACTGTAATTCACTGGCTTCTCACCTCTTTCTCATAGAGTTCGTCCAGGTCGATATTGTACTGTTCTTTCAACAGCTTCTTACACATCCAGACGGATTCTGCCGGGTTCAGCTCATAGTGGCTTTGCAGCTTGCGATTTTCTTCAAATGTGACCTTCCAGGCTTTCATAAGGCGGTCATACCCAAAACCAAAATGGACATGGAGCATCCAGAGCATAGAAGCGTCCAGCTCCTTTTCAAACTCTACGAATTTGTCAAGAAGCATCTGAGAAATCGCATCGTCAATCGCTTTCTGTTCTTTGGGCGTAAACGTCACTCCAAAGACAGCTTTTCCGAACTTTTTGAACGTAGGCATGGTGAAAACCTCACATTACAGGGTAGAAGTAGGAACAGAAATGTCACCAAAAAAAGAACTTTCCTTCTGGAAGTCTTTCAGCAAAGGGATAGCAATTTCCCGCATCTGCGGGTGTGCGGCCTTGGGTGTACGCAACTCTAAGAAATGGTGCCAATGGGCGTAGGTATCAGTCATCACTACTTCGGTTTTCAGAGAATTGGGAAGAACGCTCCGGGCTTCCTGGGGACTGCAACCTTCGTCAAGAAGGTCAAAGTACATCGTTTCGGAGAGGGCACAGTTTTTCTTCCAAATCCGATATACCGGGCTACTTTCGTCAAAGAATAGGGGCTTAATCACGGTGATTTCCCCGCCAAACTGGCCTTTGGAGTAGTTGCAATAGCGGGTGGACTCCTGACTGAAAGAAGCGGTTCTGTGACGTACCAGCTCATGGGAAATGCCACGGTCACAGGTGAAACAGATGGTTTTTGTGCCGTGGATAGGCCATTCTTCCTTGTTCAAATCCAACTTGGATATAGGTTGCATTGCTCCGTCATCGATGAAATCGTACTCTGCAACATAACGTTCATCGAACAGGTCTTCAAAAAGGACTCCGTAGTTCTGAAAACATTTCACAATAGGGATTGGCCAGGTGATTTCGTACTTCGTGTTGAAGAAGTGAATCGCATCCCGCCACGCCCGGACATTTCCTGAGATGACAAAGCTTTCAGAGTTATCAGTGGAGGTTCCAGTCCGGGTGTATCTCAGATAGTAGCTATGTGAATCGGCAAGTTGTATCAGACGAACCCACCAGTAGTAGGCCGGACGGTTCATTCTGAAAATCAGGTTGGCGTGTTCCAGAACGCTTGTGTGATCTCTCTGAATCAGAGAAGCACAGAATTTTTCAGCACTTCCCTGAGTGATACGGTCTTCGGATTTATAGCAAATCCTTCCGCAGCGTTCGATATGTTTCATCACGTTTTCGGGGGTGGGGAGTCCCATAGGGATTTCCTTATACCCTGCATTTACGATGTTCATTCTTTTCACCTTTCCATAATGTGTGCCGCAATCATATCAGCGGTGTGGGTCATCAGCACAGTCGGGCAAGTGTGAATGGCTCTGGTGTAGTCAGCCCATTCTTCCTTCTCGCAAAAGGCTCCCATGTGGTATCTGATACAGAGGACTTCTTCATCAGTCAGCCGCAGGAGCGTGGACGCAAGCATGACGCTTTTATCACCATGTCCCTTGAGAACACAGTCCTTGCGGTAGTCGATGTTCGCTACCCCGCCACCTACGCCCATGGTGACGTTGTATTGGTCACACTTGCAGAGGTCGTGAAACAGGCCCACAATGATAGGGCTACGGGGCAACTTCCAGCTACAGTCTTTCCATTCACCCCGCAAACTCAGAAGCGCAGCTGTGACATTCAAAGAATGTTCAGCCAGCCCACCGGGGTAGTTTCCGTGATACCGGGTGGAAGCGGGGGCATCGAAGAAGTTCAGTTTGCACAGGCCCTTGAATACTTCCTCCGCTTCGTTTTCATTGTCCAGTGCGTCAACCAACAGGCTTTTCACACGGGCTTTCATCTGTGCTTTGGTCATACATTTTCTCCTTTCTATAGGGAGAGGGGTAGCTTGTACCCCTCTCCGGCTTCAATCAGCGTCCGAGAATGGATTTCAGGTCAGGCTTTGCACCTGTAGTCTTGGCAGGGGCGGTAGTTCTGGGGACAGATACCGTAGGCCGGGACTTGGGCTTGTCGGCTTCCTTGGGCGGGGTATAGTCCTTCTGGAACTCAGCAATCTCAGCGTCCGTGACTTCCTCCCACCAGGTTCCTTCGGCCTTGGTGGTGGTCTTCTTGGTCTTGCCGTCATTACCTTCGTATTCACGATAGGCAATCTCGCCCTTGATGAACGTGCCTACCAGTTCTTCCGCGTCCACGTCTTCCGCTTCCGGGTCACGCAGGGCGGTCTTTGCCAGGGCCGAAAAGGCCCCGCAAGCCCCGTCATTGGTGTTGCCGTCCTTGTCAACCAGCGTGAAGTTCTCAAAGTGCTTCTGGCCTTTGGAGTTGACCAACGTCAACTTCACCTTTCCGAAGTCCTCCTTGTAGGTTGCTTCCTTAATCATCAGGACGGTTTCGCCCTCCGGCATCATGGTATAACCGCCAGTCAAAGGGATTCTGCTCATTGTCTCTTACCTCCAAATTTAGATATAGCTACACCGTAGGGTGTAAACGGTTTTGGTTTTGGCGTACTTTTCATATACGCCATCGGCTTTCATAGCCTCCTTGTCGAAATCAACCCGTTCAGACATACCGAGTGTCCATTTGCGGGTGTGGCCCTGAATGTCCACATGGTCAGTTCCGGGGGAGAATTTCGCCATAGCTTCCTTCTTAAAGTCGTCAGTGATAGCTTTCAGTCGCTTTTCATCGGGAGCGATAGCGGCCTTGGCGGCTTCAATCTTGGCTGTCAGAGCTTCGGCTTCCGCAATCAGGTCATTGGTATCACTCTTAGAAACGTCCACATGGTCGGTTCTGAGGGCCTTGAGGATTTCAGCATCCTTCTTTTCATCGTAAGGAGGGCTGATACCCGTCTCAACGTATTTCTTCCACCAGGCCAGCGCAGGGGCCACATACCGCTTCTCAAAGTCGGGGTAACGCTCCGACAGCTTGAAGGGAACGGTGATGGTATTCTTGATGGACGGTACGAACTGCTCCGGGTGGTCATAGTCACGGGCTTCCAGGAAAGACGCAACCATGATAACTTCATCTACCCCAGACAGATAGGCATATAGAGCCGCTTGTAAGGCGTAGTATTCCGGCACATCATCCTTCCAGTCCTCTACCCGCTTACTGGTTTTCATTTCAAGAATGGTCTTTTCCTTGCCGTTCTTGTCCAGCAGCTTGTAGTCCCACATACCGCCCAGAATGCTATGTTCAGGGAAGAAATCGCCGGATGTGCGTTTGAAGTAGTCCTCCCCCCAAATGTCCGTAGGTGTTACCAGATTCCGCATGAAGAAGGATTTCTTCATGTACTCAGCCTGTTTCGGTTCGATGACCTTACCAGCAATGGTATAAACCGTGTCCTCAAAGGGCATTTCGTAGGTTCTGGTAACAGCACACCAGATTTCAAAGGGGGTAGACCACGGGTTCAGACCTAGAATGGTAGCAAATCGTGTACCAGTCAGCTTCTTGGGTTTCTTCGGCGGGTCAATCTTGACACGCCCGTCAGCCAGCCATTCAAGATTCATGGTCAGTCCTCCTTTACCAGAGCCACCAGGATTGCCAGGGCAACGGGCAGACCGAGAATAGTCCAGATGACCCACCAGGCCACGTTGAGATAGCCGAATCCTTTCAGCATAACCAGAAGAAGGACTACAAAGTAGATGAAGCTCATACCATATCCCCCTCTGCCGTGGGCATAATGCCGCCGATAACGTTATCGTTTCTGTCCAGAATCAGGAGGATTTTGTTATGGCTGTCATGGGGGTCATAGCCGATAGCCACCCGGTCTTTCCCTTCGATGTAACCCCAGGCATCGTTGGTGATACCGAATCTGCCAATACTCGAATCGTTGGATTCATAAACCCGGATAGCATCCTTGATTTTGCTGTCCGCTTCGGGCAGGACAGCATAGGACAAGTACGCATCGACATAGGCCGGGGTGTACAGCATATCCTTTACCTTGTCGGGCAGCTCGCCGCAGGTGGAGCCGATAAGGGACATGGTAGCAGGGACTTTCATGTAGATAACACCGTCAGTCAGCCACTTTTCATCACCCTTCTCATAGACAAATGCCTTGGGGGCAACGGACTTCGCAAATTTACCAAATTTCATAGTTAATTCTCCTTTTCCAGCTCAATAGCTTTGGAGAGATACCAGTGAGCTTTCTGAATATCTTCCATACCGTTCTTGCGGTTGTGTCTGTACAGGTATTTGAATGCGTTGCAGATGCAGAACTGAATAGTAGCATCCCGGCCCTGAGTTTCCAGCATCACGTCAATGCACTCAAACTTCCCGGTTTCGTAATGACTGGGGTGGTTGACTGCATCTGAGGTTTCCGCTGTAGTCATCGGCTTTAACCCTCATACTGGGCCAACATATCGTTGATAGCGTTCACAATCTTCTCACAGTCATCTTTGGTGAGATTTTGGAAGCTATCGGTCTTGACTGCAATTTCCTGGACAAATTCTTCCTGACCGGGGTCTTTGTCCAGAAGGGCGTTGCAGCTATCGATAAGGCCCTGAATCTGCAATTCAGAAGCGGGTTCGCCGGGAGCGGTAAGAACATCCTTGATTTCATCCCGTTCTTTCGGGGTAGCCGGGGCCTTGCGCTTGCTGGATTTCTTGGGGGCGGGAGCGGCGGCAACCCCGGTATCTTCGCCGGACTGGATGATACCGCCGTCAATAGCGTCAGGTTCGCACACGTCCATAGCCAGCATATACATATACCGCCGCATATAAGTGTGAGACGCACCCAGAGCCATCAGGGGGTTGGTTCCCCGGTTGGGTTCCACAAACCGCATAGGGGAGCGGAATGTGATGGATTCTTCGGGATTTTCCGTGTTGACCACATGAAGAATGGCTTCGGTTTCTGTGAACTCAGTCAGAGCCACCAGGCCAATTTCCTTGAAAATCCGGGTAACGGGCGGTACAATGTCTTTGAGTTCAAAATACTTAAACTCAAGATTGGGGTTCTTGCCGCTCTTGCTTACATCTTCGCCCAAAAATCTTTCACGGGCTTCAATGAGCTTTTGATAGACGTTCATGTTGATATACCTCCAATAGTTGATTTTGAGAAGCGTTCGTCCATCCAGGCGAACAGTTCCTTCTTGCGTAGGTTGATAGTTCTGGTGTGCCGTTTCGGCTTTTTTACACCCAGGAAGTTGTTCACAAGCCGCTGTGCTTCCCGAATGTACCAGCGTTTGTCTATATCATCGATAGAGCAATGATTGTCGTTGTCGATGATACAGTTCATAGGAAGTCCAGAAATCTTTCTAGGATTCCCGGTATCGGGGTCAATCATGTAGAGCCGCCCATACTTCCAGTCTTTGGAAGCATAGACCCGGTTGACTCGTTGGACTTCCGTCAAAGTGCCTTGAATGTCGTGTAGTCCGTTACCGCATTTCGCCCAGGTCTTTGCGATAAGCTGGAAACGTAACGGCTCACTACAGGCGTTGATAGTGTCGGCTACAGGGGTTCCGTCAAATAGGCACTGGATGACAGCTTCCGCAACAATCGTAGCTTTATTGTTGATATTGAAAGCTCCACCTTTGAGATTGTTCCAGGCGGGAAAACCCATGGTGGTAAAATCCATCTTGCCATTGGTCAGGACACCCCGAACCAAATCACCGCCTTTGGGCTTCATGCTGCCGTCCATAGCAATCTCAAGGTAGTTGTTCACATCCTTTTGGACGATAAGCCGGATAAAGTCTTCTTCCAACTCAAACCCGGTACGGCCTTGCCACTCCTGGGTGATTTCCTGCCACTTGGGTTCATCGGAGTCATCAAAGGACACCATGATACCGTCCGTATTGACCTGTATAACCTTTAGCGTGGGGCACTCGGCAAGGCAATGGTAGGCTAATTCCAGCAGCCGTAATTGACCCGTGATACATACGCTACGGCCCATGAGCGGGTCATAGAGGTCATTGTAGGCATCGTCACCCTTGCCGTTCAGCATTGCCCCGTAGGTGGTGTTCAGCACCAGTTTTAGGGCGTTGGCCTTGGCTGAATCTCCTGCCTTTTTGGCTTTAACCCGGTCTTCAATGGTATCAACATAGATTTGCGGGTTTGGAATGTTTCGAGAGCAAAAACCGTCAAGTGTGACCAAATGAGGATAATAGCTTGCAACGTCTTTGTTCCGAATTTTCCGGGTTTCCGTGGATTCTTCCCGATACTTTGGGATAGCTCCATGGATTCCACCAAAGGCCAGGGTGACAGGGCATTCGCCCACCATGATTTCTAGCTTTCGCTTGAAATATTCCCCGCTTGGGATTGACAGGTCGTGAATGTCATCGAAAAAGTGGTAGACTTCATCGGGAATATACTGCCATAAGATGTTTTTCGGGAATACATAGGCCCGTTCATCCGTCCAGGGCTTTTCCGGGGGCCGTGCATCCAGGTAGATAGAAGTCAGCTTTGCATTGGTAGCGTACAAGGACTTGATAGGAGTCATGCCCTTTGTAGCCCCCAGGTCGATTTTGGTCTTGAGGTAGTTCACCCGCAGCGTGTCCAGAATGTCGGTTGCGTCAACATCATGGTCACAGTAGAAAAAGACTTCCTCAATTTCAGCTTCGGTCAGGGGTCTATCAATGTCGAAGGGTACGGTACTCTCTCGAATGTCCATACCAATATTGGCTTCAAAGGCTTTCAGACTGATTCCGTCTTGGCAATCGTCTTTCAGGTCATATTGGTCAAACCAGATACGGCACTCTTTGAGGTCTTGAATCTCCCATCCGCTATGTCCTTCACCAATGATGTAGTCATTGACCCACTTCACATTTTCCGGGGAAAACCCTAGCAGACAAGCTTTCAAAATGAATTGGTCGTAGTGTTTGTTGTTGAACCCAGCCAGGACAGGCCGTTCATCCATAAAGGCTTTCAATCCTTCATAGTCGTTGTGAAAACGGAACTTATGCCCAGTGGATTTTTCCTTGAACACCCAGAACCAGTCATATTTGAAAACTTCTGAGTCGAAGATAAACAGGTTCGGTACGATAGGGGTCATAACGAGCCACCCCATTGTTCAGCCATAGCCGCAGCTATGCCGGGGAAGGTCTTTGAACGGTTCTTTGCATCTTCTCCACGCTTGGCTGAACCATATGTATTACGGTTCTTTCTCCCAGTTCCAGAAGGAACATACGGCCCGACAGGAACAACAATGTCTGTAGCATACAGAGTGGGAAGTCCTCGCAGCCATAACCGGGTTTTCTTCGTGTAGGGATGACCAAACATCCAGGGCTGAATTTCTTGGGTATGCTCCGGCATATCAAACACCTTGCATGAGACTGGATTTTCAACCGCTATTCTGGGGCAATCTGCGTTCAAGAATTTCAAGAAAAACTCTTTGGCTTCAAGCCCCTTGCGGTATCGCTCCATGTTGAGTTCACCTTTTCGGGGGTACAGTCGGCAAGCACCAGCGTTTGAGAGATATGTGCAAGGCGGGTGGGCTATCAGCAAATCCCACTCTTTTACAAAATGAGATTTACCATCCATAGTCCGTATTACCCCCCCCGTTAGGGCTTTCAGTGCATCACCTAAAATGTGCCATTCGGGATGACCACCACTAGGTTCTTGTATGTCACAAGAATAGGCTTCGTGACCTCTGGCTCTAAAAGCCTTGCACACCTCTTGAGATTCTTCGCAAGCTATCAGAACTCTCATAGGCATTCTCCAAAGCCATCCTTGTTACAGACGGCGTGTATTAGGTTTGGAGAGTGCATAGGAGGGAAAAGACGCATTCCCATAGGACGTTACCCCCCCCGCAAGTCCCGCTGTTCCGCATTCTTGTACAAAATGTGGGCGGCGTAGGAAATGGCCTGGAACAAATCGACCTCACGTTCGCCCCGAATTTTGGAGAAAGCATAGTCGATTTCATGCCCGTTGTCGGTTAGGCCAATACGCACCCGGTCAGACATTACCTTCAATGTCAGGCCCCAGTTGTCACCATCGTCCGGGATAACGGGGTCAGGTGTTAAGGTGTCATCGTCCAGGTTGTACAGAGCCTTGAGACACTTCCAGACCGGGAGTGCCATAGCCTGGTTTTCCATTACTTCATCAATGTAGTTACCAGAGAATCCCAGTTCTTCACTGAGCTGTTCACTGGTGAGACATTCGGTGTCCAGAAAGTACCGCATCTTGCCGGGGTCAATCAGGACGTTGTGTGCAGTTGCCATTGGTAAATTCTCCTTTTTATGTGTTGATTTCACACCCGCATTTACGATATGTGGTCTTCCGCTTGTTGAAAAACTTTGCGGAATGGGGGTCATAGTCCACGAAATCGTAGGCTATCGGGCATTCTTTTCCCGGAAATGTCCGGGAAATTCTACCGATACTCTGGGCGATAACAGCGTAATCGGTATGCGGGGTAGTGAGATAGAGACGTTCCAGCCGGGGTATATCCAGCCCTTCCTTGGCTAGTGCGTAAGTCGCAAAAAGGATTTTCTTCTTGCCGTTGCGCATATCCTCGATATACTGTTCTCGCAGTTCTCGATTAGCCTTGCTAGTCATAGAACCATCAATCTGAGCAGCAGTCTTTGCTATGTCCGGGGGTAGCATTTCCCGCAAAGCTGTCAGGTGTTCAATACGGTCACTCAGAATCAGGCAACTCATTCCTTTATCAGCGGAAAGCTGATTGACAATCTGCTGATTTCTGGATTGGTTGTTCACCAGAGCCGTAATGTACTTGCCGTAATTCAATGTGCCGTCAGAATTGAACCCTTCTTTACCCATATGTTCCCCGGTATAGATGACGTTCACGTTGACCTTCAATACCCTATCAGCAACAGCTTCTTCTGGGACGGAATACATGATTTCACCCAACATAGCGTATGTGGCTTTAATCATGCCGTCAGAGCGGTGTACCGTGGCTGAAAGGCCATATTTGTGTCTAGCCGCTAAATTATTCAGCACTTTGTAAAACAGGCTCACAGAGGTAGGAGAGCCGCTTACACGGTGACATTCATCGACAATGATAACGTCCCATATGTGCTTGTACCGGGGCAAGTCCAGCTTTGTCATAGTCTGTACCGTTGCGAAGGTGATACCCTGCCCGATACGGACTTTTCCAGCGGAAATCTCGCCCATAAGGCTTGCCGGGAAATACTGTTCGGCCCGTCTGCGGGACTGAATCAGAAGGTCTTGCGTGTGGGTCAGCCATAAGGCCCTACGGCCTAACCGCTGAATCAGGGCCAGCCCCATTTGCGTCTTGCCGCTACCGGGTGGACTTTGCAAAATCCCGTAGAGGTATTCAGCTGAGTTCGTTACGGCTTCCTCCTGGTAGTCATACAGAGGAATTTGACCCTGGTATTCAACATAAGGAGCGGTCGGGAAATCCGTGTGAATTGCACCCTGCCCAATCAAATCAAAGATGTTTCGCAGGACTCCGAAGGGAAGCACCAGTGTTGAACCGTCAATCTCATAGAGGTACAGCTTTTCGGGAACACCCCTGGTGGAAAAGCCCAGCTTCATCTTCTTTGCATACTCAGGATTACGGATAACCAGATTGCTTTGAACCCATTTACTGAGTTCTGGGGTAGGGTTGTCCACTCGAATGTTGTTAGAAATCAGTACGTCCATTGCAATGCTGTCCTCCATAGCTCCAAAGATGTACTGTACTCTACCAGGTCTTGATAGGACAGGCAGGTAATACCTCGCTTTTTCAGTTGGTCGATGGTCAGTTTGGACACCATGAAAATTCTGTCCTGGAATTTGATTGCAAACCAGCCGACACCGTTATTGCAGTCCTTCCAGTAGTCCATAGCGGTTTCCTGGTTAGGCTCAATGCGGGACAGAGCAAAGCCTTTAGAAGAACAAAGTTTACAGTCAATCAGGGCGGCTTTTCCGTTGCACACGGCAATTACGTCTGCGGGTTGCCCCGCCTGACTTTGGGCCATGTTATGTACCCAGAACCCCATTTCAGCAAGGATGTTGCAGAACTCCACTTCAAAGGCATTCCCTTCCTTTTTGTTGGTGTTCGTGCCCATATCAACCCTCAATTCTGAGATTCTTGATACCCAGCCGCTTACTGACTTCCGCAAGGGTCATAACAGTAACGGGTTCTTCGATAACGAGTTCACCGTAGGCCACCTCACCGTTACGCAGTTCAGCACATTTAATGGTACGGTCACAGTTGGTGGAACTACGATAGATTGCGATACCCGCAAAAATCCGCAGCTTGCAGTCGATATGTTTCTTAGCTTTGATGCCCCAGCCAGCTTTGATGCCCCAGCCAGCTTTGATGCCCTCGCCAGCTTCGATGCCACAGCCAGCTTCGATGCCACAGCCAGCTTCGATGCCACAGCCAGCTTTGATGCCCTCGCCAGCTTCGATGCCACAGCC